GCAGTTCTGAGGTCGCGATCCCGAGCGGCTGGGAATCCGCACTCTCGTTTGCCAATGCTGGCAGCTACGGCTCCGAGGCCGTCTTTCAGCAGTTTCCGCCGGTAGCTGGAACCGATGTAACGGCGACTATCACCGAGCCGAATCCGAGCGATACCTGCGTCTACATCCAGCTTATCGTCGGTGCGTCCAGTGGCGTGCCGACCCAGATGTACGTCTCCCAGCTAGGCTACGAAGTCTGGCTGGATGCTACTGCGTCGATGGAAGTTAGCCAGATCGGGTTTGAGGTCTGGGCCGAGACCAAATCGACCGCGACGATCCAGCAAGCGTTCGTCGAAGTCTGGAGCATCACGCCCTCGAAGGTGCGGGTTACGCAGGCGCAGATCGAATTGTGGCGTTCGGTCTCCGCGACCAACACCCAATATCTCATGACTACGCTCGGCTTCGAGGTCTGGGAGGGCTTTGAGTACGTCACGCCGCCGACCTTCAAGAAGGCCATTATTGTCATCATGGGTAGCGGCGGAAGCACCTAATGTCGTAATTCTTGACAATCTGCTGCGCTCCATTACCCTCTGACATCTCCCCAAAGTAGACCCACATCATGTCCGATAATACTGCGATCCTGAACATTCCGCAGGTCGCCTCCAACCAGAACCAGAAAGAGGTGACGATCAACAACGGGATCGCGATCCTCGAAGCGTCGATGAACGACACCCTCGCCATCGACATGACCAGCGCCGGTCACGCTCTCTCGGTGGACGAATACACCAAGTATTTCTGCTTCCGAATCACCGGCAACTCGGCGGAACAGAACCTTGACACCCCGGCTCCCAGCGGAACCTTCTCTGGGAAGCGCGTGTTCGTCGTCGAGAACACCGGAACCGAAGCCCTTATCGTGCGCCCGGCGGGCGAGGACACCGGCACCGTGTCCGTCGATCCGGGCGCGGCGGTGCTCCTCAAGTGCGACGGCGTTGCTTTGACGATCCTCTCCTCGGGCGCGGCTCCTGCTTCCGGAGCGAGTTTTGTCAGCCTCGCCGATGCTCCGCACAGCTATACCGGCAGCGGCCTGAAAACGGTGCGCGTCAAGAGCACGGAAGACGGGCTGGAGTTCTTTTCGACTTACAACGTGCTTCGCTACACCATCATTGGGAAGCCCGAAGCCGCCGCGAACATCAATCTCCTGATGACCGAGGCGTGTAAGATTCCGGCCAGCCTTACCGGAAGCCAGATTTTCACGGGTGTGATCCCGGTCGATGGTCCCATCGTATTCAACTTTAACAAGGTCAGCGGCGGAACGGTGACTGCCATTGGCAGCATTTCTATCTCCACTGCTGGCATTCCCACGCCGACTTTCACTGCGGACGTTTCGTTCGCAGCCGGTGACGTTTTTCAGATCGTCACGCCCACGACGCAAGACTCTGCCGCTGCCGATGTCGCGATGGCCTTTGCGATTACTCCGACGTAACTACTAGGATTCCTTCTTCCTCATGCAACCTTCTGCGAACGGCCTCAAGCTCATTGAGGTCTTCGAGCAGCTTCGTCTCTCGCCGTATCTCGATACCTCTAAAATCTACACCGTGGGCTGGGGCCATGCGCTTACCACGTCGGATGGTAAGCTGATCTCCGTCAAGGTGTTCGGTGCGGGACTGGCTGCCAAGCTCGCTGCCAACGCCATGCAACGCACGTTCGGGAAGCAAGTGCTGACGGCTGCGGATGCCGACGCGCAGCTTACCAAGGACATGGCGAGCCGGAGTGAACATGTGACCAAGATGTGCGCCGCCGACACGACGCAGGCGCAGTTCGACGCCATGCTGTCGTTCTGCTTCAACATCGGTAATGCCAATTTCGATGCGTCGTCCGTGCGTAGGCTACACAACGCTGGGAAGCGTGAAGTCGGGGACATCTCGATTCACGATTTGAACAAGGAAGCCAAGGCGAAAGCTGCGACCACCACCATGCCGATTTCTTTTGTGCGCTGGTGTAACGACGAGGGCAAGTATTCTCTCGGCCTGTTCCGCCGTCGCTTCGCCGAACTCCTCGTCTATTCGGGCTGGGATACCCAGAAAGCGTTCGATCTCGTCGAACAGTTCAACGGATAATCAACATGCTTGCCGTAATCCTGTCCTTCTTCTCGTGGCCCGTGCTGCTCTGCATCGCTGTCCTGATCGCGCTTGCGGTCGTTATCGCCATCGCGCCTCCGCCGCTCGGACCCGCACGTCTACTCCAGATCGTGCTTGACAGCCGGACGTGGATCATCGTCGCCGCTATGCTGTTCGGCATCTCGTATTACCACAATGCGCAAGTCGTCCAGCAGCAGCAGGTGCAAATCAATACCGACAAGCAGACTCAGACCGCCGGAGGCGACAGCGCCGCCGTAGTGACCGATGTAGTGGGCAAGAAGCAGAAGCGGACGGTCCAGACCCAGCAGCAGCAGTCGGCGATCACCGCCGCGCCGGAAGGCGACAAGGTGGATGCCCTGATGGACGAGATCGCCAAGGAAAACGAAAATGCGCAGTAAGCTCGCTTTGGCCTTCGCTATGGCGTGTATCGTCGTCGCACTGTCCGGTTGCGCGGCCACGGTGGGTTTGATCCCGCCGGAGAACCTGTATCCGAAGATTCTGACGACCTGCGCCGACGACCCGAAAGTCCCCCCGCGTCCGGCTCCGGGGCAGCCCCGCACCGATACCGCGAAGGCAGCCTATCTCAAAGACCTGCACAGTGCCTTCAACGACTGCCATGACACGGTCGGTGGATGGGCCGACCGTCGCGCGCTCTACGTGAAGCAATACGACGCCCAGACCAAGGGCTATTTCACCCGGCTCTGGGACGCGATCATGGACGCCGACGAGTAATCAGCCGGAGACGCGCTTGATCGGCGGCTTCTGCTTGCGCAGCAGCTTCACAGCTTGAGCGATCAGCTTTTGTGCCTCTTTGGTCGGACGCTTGTCGGCATGAGGCAGGCCATCCGTATCGAGCAGCTTGCCGATATTCTCGACCTTGTCGATCATCAGATCGCGCAGCCCATCCAGAAACTTGTGGTCGGGCGAACGTGCGCCATTGGAGGCGCGTGTGATGAACGATTTCGAGTAACCCAGATCGCGAGCGATTTCCGACTGCCAGTGGGTGCCGCTGAGGGTCTTGCCGATCACTCCGATGGCATCGCTGTCGATGATCTGCTCGTTCTTGTTGCGAGGCATATTAGTCTCCAAAGTTACTGGTTGCCGCCGCGCAGGAATTGCGCGTGACGGAAGATGTTGGCGGGCTCCCCGGCGGAGCGAGACCGCCACGTAGAAGCCTTCTTGCCCACCTGAATACTCGTGCCCGGTCCAAGCATCTGGGCGATGCCAAAGACCTGAGTGCCAAGCTCGGTGGGGTAGTAGCGAGCGCGGCTGCCGCCCCAGCCCACGGACGTGTGGGTGGACCGGACGATGCCGTTGCGGATAAGGGTCGCCAGAATGGTCCGGACGCTCCCCAGAGGCTTGCCGGTCAGCGCCGCCACCTCGTTCACGGTCGCTCCGGGGTCGCCCCCGGTGACCCGCTTGGAGGCCCAGAGACGCCACAAATCCCCGAAAAGGGTCAGATGCGGCAAGGCGATCTTGGTCACCCCTAGAGGTGCCCGGATCATCGTGAAATCTTGGGCATTCTGGGCGGCTGACAGCCTCATACGGGCCATTCGGCCACCCGGCGGGAGGGCAGTGACCTCCGCCACGGTGGCTGCCACAGGGGCTTTCCTACGCGGCTGGGAGGCGACCTCCTCGGTCGCCCCATCGTCCAGTTCAAAGTCGTCGGCCATACCGTCTCCACATTTTGTCAACCGTATAGTTCCGAAACCGTTTCGTGTCAATAGGGTTGACAAAAGGACTCGAATGCCGTAGATCGCGACATTCCCCAAACCAAGGAACCCGATGATCGTCCCCGAAACGACCTCCAAGAGGATCACGGCCTCCGGGCTGCTGCTGATCTTCGCCATCCTAGCCCTTCTGGCCCGGCTGGGCTTTGCCTATGCCTCGTGGCCTGCGGCCTTCCTGCCGCTGGCGGTCTGGATCGTCTGGGTCTTGATCCGAGGCGTCCGGGAAGGACTGACCCGCCAATGAAGAACGCCATCGCCGCCATCGCCGCCCTCGGGCTGGCTGCGGGTGCCGCCGCGTCCAACATCGGCGAATTCGGCCTGACCCAGCGCCTCAGTCAACGTGACATGATCCGCAAACGCTCCATCCGCCACAGCGCCCACACTCCGAAGCCGGAGGAGATGTACAAGGACCTTATCAAGGCCGGTCTGGTGAAGATCGAACGCCGCCGGGGCAAACCGCCCAAGATCATCTGGCTCTAAGAAAACGCCGCCCGGTTGGGCGGCGTTTTTGTATGTGCGTGGGCTTATTCGTTTCCACGGCGGTCCATTTGAGTAAAAGTAGACGGCACATAGTATCGAATCCTTGACACCCCTGCCAATCGCTGAGAAGGTGCGGCCACTTTCCCCCGACTCCTTTCCCCGATTGGTGCATGTCTCAAGCTGCTGATTTCCTGAATTCCATTTTCGCCACCTACGATGGCGACCTCGTTTTCGATGTTGAAGGTGAGGAGCTTCGCGGCGGCGACAGCCCGTTCCTCGAAAAACACGCGGGCAATCTCCGCGTCAGCCCGATCACCGATGCGGGCTCGTGCTTCGTCTTTGGCGTCCTTGATGAAGATGCCACGCCGGAGGCGTACCAAGACTGTACCCTACAGCCGACCGCCCAACTCTACCGCGACGGCATCGCGATCTTCGTCTGGGCGTTTGATGGTCCCGTGAGCGATAGCGATGACTTGGTCGCGCTGGGTGAAGCGCTCGGCATGGACGACGTGACCGAGATCGTTCCCGTGCCCGGTACGGATGGGTGGGAACTGACCCATCACAACGGCCCGACCTATCCGCTCGGCGCGCTGGTTTCCGTCTACGTCGATGGCGTTGATCCCACCGATCCCGATGGTGATCCGGTTGCTGCGGATGACGCGGACGAAGCGGATGACGAGGGGACCGCAGGCCAGCGCGACGAAGTCGCGGGGGCGAGCGGAGCGAGTGCCAGCGCAGTCGAGCCCGGAGATGTTATCGCGCCGCAGACCTATGGCAACGCGACGATGGTTACGCCGTACAATGACGGTGACTACGGCCAAGAGGTGATCGTTACCGTTGGTGGCAAGCGCGAAAGCAGGCAGTGGAAGCCCACGAAGATGCCTGCGGGCCAGTTCTTCGCCGATCTGTGCGTTCATCGCGAAGGCCAGAAAGACGGCCTCGCATACGTTCTCGGGGACATGGTGCCGGGCCAGCGCCTCAAGACTTCCGTCAAGGCGCTGTCTGGCGTGGGCCTCGACATCGACACCGGCACGCCGACCGTCACCGTGGACAACGCGCTCAAGAAGCTAGGCTGTGCAGCGGTCCGCTACTCCACCCACTCCAGCGGCAAGACCAAAACCGAGATCAAAAAAGACAAGGTCATGAAGTTCGCCGGAGATCGCGAGATCGACGCCGACCTCATTCGCTACTTCCTGCGTGAAGTGGAGCAGTGGGATCAGTCCATCGTGGACGATGCTGAATACTTGGGCACCGACCATACGGAAAAAGGCATTGTCTGTCAGGTTTCCCATCCCCCGATGCCCAAGCACCGCATCGTGCTCCTGTTCAAGGAATCCTTCGTCATCGAGAACGAAGCCCCGACGCAGGCCGAGGCCATGAAGAAGTGGGCTAAAGTCCCGGAAGCGCTCGCCCGCCTGCTGAACGTCCCCTTCGACACCTCCTGCACCGATCCCTCGCGCCTGTTCTATTACCCGCGCCACGCCAAGGGTAAGCCGTTCAGCATCTCCCTGTTCGGCGGACCTCTGTTCGATTGGAAAACCCTCGAACTCGAAGACCCCATGGAGCGCCTGAGCGCCGCAATCTCCAAGGGCAAAAGCAAATCCGTCACGGACGAGGGCCGCGAGCTTGGCCGCTGGTCGCTCAAGCGCGCCCACGGCTTCCAGATCGCCGATGTGGTGGACGCCTATGCGCCCGACCGCATCCGCCATAACACCGGGCGCGGCTACGAGATCGAATGCCCGTTCGATGAGGATCACTCCAACTCGGGCGATCAGGAAGACCGCGCCTGCTTGGTCGTGAACGCGGGCGAAGGCCCCAGCGAGTTCTTCACGATCTCCTGCCGCCACGAGACCTGCCGCGACAAGACCAATCTCGACATGCTCGGGAAGATGATTAAGGACGGTTGGTTCGAGAAGTCTGTCATCGACGAGGAACAGTTCAACGCGATCCTCGACGATGAGGACAAGCCCGAAATCGCTGCCAAGATCGAGAAGCAGGATAACGCGAAGCTGGGGTACAGCGCGGCCATCGACGCACTGCACACCGACAGCACGGACGAAGAAATCGAAGCGGTCGTAGCCATGGTGCTCGATGCCGAGATCACCACGCTCCAGATGGACCGCGTCGAGCAGCGTATGCAGAAGCAAATCACGGGGATGAAGGTCACTACGCTCCGCAAGGTCTTTGAAAAACTGCGCCGGAAGAAGATCGGCGAGAGCGTCAAAGGTGGCAACCGCACCGAAGACGGTAAGATGGTCTTCCGTTATCAGTCTGACTTCAACTTCGACGACGCCTACAACATCTGCATTCGCGCGCTGAAAGAACAGAACCACAAGCACAGTCAGCCCATCTATTCGTGCATGTCCAGCGAGCCGGTTCGGCTCATGACCAAGACGGAAGAAGGGCGCACGTCGATCAATTTCGAGACGATCAGCAACCAGACCCTGTGGTCGGAACTGAACGAACTCGTCACGTTCGTGCGCTCCGGTGACCAAGGTGACGGATCGCGGGGCAAGGTGCCCGAGGACGTGGGTAAGCAGGTCTACGAACAGGCTTACCGCAAGCTGCCTGCCTCGCCGGAAGTCATTTATACGCCGCTGTTCCTTTCGGACGGCGCGCTGCTGATGCGTGACGGATACTACTACGACGCCCAGCGCCCGGAATATCTGAACATCCTCATGGTCTCCAATGGTCTTGTGGACTCGATGCCGCCCGTGGAGT